ACCACCTTTTAGCTGTCCTTCCCAGCTACTAGCACGAACTGTGCCTTCTATTTCATAGTATTTAGGGTCAAAACCCCAACCTCTAAGTATGTCATCATACTTATTTTTGTAATCAGGATCAGTACCTACATAGGTTACTTCGCCTTTACCTGTTGATTCATCAAACTCTATAGAGGGTTGCCACCCTGACTTATAGTAGTTATTACCTAGTTCCTGTGTCATATTCAGCCCTTTCTGTTGAGCTAATTATACACAGGAATTAGGACAGAATCTACTTAGTGATTTGTTTTTTAGCATATGTCTTGATAACTGCAAGTGCAGCACCACCACCAGCAAGTGCAGCTAACTGTAAAGTTTCAGCTTCTACACCAACTAATGGAGCAACTGTTAAAGCACCTATGAACGCTTCAATAAAGGTCCAACCAGTTCTTTCAAGCATATCTTTGAGATCTTCACTCATTTTATACTCCCACGAATCAGACCAAGGTGTCCACCATACATCTTTCTTAAATGTACCATCTTGGTTTCTTGCTCTTTTATATCTTTCAAACATTATCTAATTATCCTACCTCTCAACATAGTCTGTGTCTGTATGACATTACCATTAATCTCTTGCAATTTCTCCATAACATCTTTAGCAACACCTATGTCTGTACTAGAGGCTTCCTCTAAAGGTTTCTCTAATAATTTAGTTATTGTTGTGTACTCTATTGTTACACTCTTTCCTAACAATAATTCTTTTGCTACTTTTTTATATAATTTTGAGTATGCTACGCCACTATGACCTATAAATCCATCATCACTTAGGTCTAAATCTTGTTGTGTTTCACCCACAATTAAACAACCACTCGTTGATTCATCAGTATTCCCTGCGTGTATAAGTATGTAAGTAAAGTTAGGTACATCTTGCAAATGCAACATACCATAATGTTCATTACCATATCTTTTCTTGTATTTCTCGTGGAATCCACCAACAGTTCTAAACTTTATGTCGTATGTTCCTTCAGGTATGCAGGTTTCGTGCATAACTTTTACTGCTTGATACTGA